CCTCTTCCACGTTGGTACGCTCAAGCTGTTCTCCTTTCCGGCAGCATTCGCTGCCGATTATGCGATATTAGATACAGCCGAAAGGGGCCAGTCCATAAGCGTGCGACGCGGAGTAGAGGTCGGCGAAGCCGTTCGAGAAGACTCCGCAGAAATTAGTCGAACTGCTCGAATAAGGAGAACGCTCCCACCAGTTGGCCGCGCTACCATTAACATTCTTAATTCTGTTCGATGCTGTCTCATAGTATTTGAACTGCGAACCTTCGCCCGAGGCTGAGTAACTCCTGGTTCCAAACACTTCAATTTCTGCCGGCAGTGCGAAATAGTCGTTAGATGTATTTATTGCTGAGCTACCGCTTCCTGCAGAAGCCTTATTCTTATGCTGCTTGAATATTCCTCTCAGCGCTGACGGAATGGCGTTTCTGAAAATGCCGTTACACCACGTTCTTCTTGCGCAGCCGTCCCAACCATTTGCGTTGGTATTTGACGAATTCATGTATCCCGCTTCATTCAGGCAGTCTTTCAATCCCACCACGAAGCTGCAGATTGTTCTGCCTGACTCAGTCGCTGTCACGAGGTCCTTTCCGCCGGCGTTCATTAGCACGAACTTCGCGGTCTGTGCCGCGTGGCTTTCGCCTACTCCTGTGGCTGCCATAGCAGACAGGCTCACAGACCGTTCATCTCCCACTGTCCAATAGTCTGACAGGGTAATCAATCCTTTGTCCGCAGCCTCTACCATTGAGGCGATCTCTGCATCCGTGCCGGCAGCCCAGGTTACAATCTTCACATTTACCTGTACTGTGAATGTCGCTGTCTTTGTCACTCCATTCTCGGTGTATGATACTGTCACTGTTTGAGTGCCGAGTATAGACAGCGCTACTCCGTTTGCAGGACTGGTTGTCCAGCCTGTAACAACTGCAGTCGTCCCCGAATTAAACGTTCCCTTAACCACCATTCCGGCAAGGTTAAGAGTTTCATTTTTATAATATGTAGTTTTGGTTGGTTGCGTTGTAACGGCGATTGAGCTTAACACTCTCTGAACTGTTACAGGCTGTTCAGCTGAATATGCAATTGCAGCTCCCAGCTCATTCCACTCCCAGCTTATATCTATTTTGGTTGTATTCTCATATATGACTGTTCCTGCGGCAGGTGAAAGCGTACACTCAGATGTTATGTCTTTTTCAGTGTTATCTGAGAACTTGACTTTAACCACCATTCCAGCTATTGCAAGCGTCTCCCCTGCCTTATATGATGTCTTGTTCGGTGCTGTGGCGACATAGATACCTGTTGGAATTGACTTGATGCCGCCGCTTCTCTTTTTTATTTGTCCCCACATTCTAGCACCTCCGGAGAGCGATTAAGGGCCGCCCCCCCCCTAGATTTTTGCGTATTTTCATTTTATTCTCCTATCATTAAACCGCCACTTCTTCAAAATCATCTTCAGAGCTTCCATCTCCGATATCAACTCTTGTGCCCAGTATGCCTGTGCCTTTTTCTCTTATTCTCTTCCCTTCATCAGCTATAAGGCTAACAAAAATTTTTTCTTCCTTTTCGCCTGTCGGCTGCATATTTTCATCCATTTTCTCAATCGTATGTTTTGTGTATTCTTTTTTCACTTCTTACCTCCTACAGATTATTGAATTGCTCTTCATCTACGCCCCACATCGTCGTTACCGTGTTTATTGTACTGCTAGGGTAATTCCACTGGTTCCAATTACTAGCCCACCCACTTGGCTTTTCTGCTGCTTCACAGTAAATAGTCAATGCGCACGATGAATCCTGCGGATCCACAATGCCCTGGCTTATTGTTTTGATTTGTGCCGAAAGCCACAGCTTGCTGCTGCCGTTAAAAAAATACCCAAAGCACCTACTGAATGGGCACCCCGCAATTGTCTTATGTATTTTTATTTTTGCTGGTGCGTAGTTGTAGAAAAAGTAATAAAAGGCTCCACCTTTTATGTTGTCGGCCTCCAAAACGTCAGGGAAAACATTTTTTAGCGGGTATGTGTACATGGGATAGTACACCGAACTGAACGCTTCCTCTCCAATTGTCTTAATCTTCTTATGAGTCCGAAATGAGTCTATTGTTCTCATAAGGTTGTTTATGTAAAACATTCTGTTCGGTATAGACTCACCGGTGAAGGTAATTTCTGTGGGGTTTTCGTAATCGTCTAAATAAAACATGGCTGGTGGTCCTGAGTAAGTCCCCTCCCTGCCGAAGATACTAACGCCTTTTTTAATGTTTTCTTCCGTGAGGTTGGGATCCCCTGTCACAATCACCTTGCTTAATAAGCTTCCATCGTCTGGCGCCACTTCCTGCTGTACTTCGGATGGGATAATGGTCTTCGCCTGGCTTGGGGTAGGATTTACTGTCGCCTTCTTGATTGTCTTCCCCGATGAGGGCAGTACTTCTTTTGTTTCTGTCCCGGCCGTTACCGTTATTTCTTCTTCAGGTTTAGCGCTTTTTACTCTTCCCAGCATTATGTCACCACCTTTGTGAAATCTACGCTGTCAATTGTTACCGCTGTTGCAGGTTTTTCCGATGCGTAGAGTATTAATTTGTTCGTTGATGTGTTCGCGAATTCGTACAGTAAATCCATAAATCCCTCGGTTAATGACACTAGATTATTCGGTTTATATGTGGAATCAATTCCACTCACAGTTATCTCTGCCTTCCATGGATAATCTGCAACAGTTGGGCTTGATTCCTGACTCCATGCTGACAATGGCACTGCAATGTTTGACGCCCTAACAGTCTTAGTGTTTACCCCGCCCATCGTTTCTTTTGCTTTCTCTACGATTTTGGAAAAGGCTACTTTCTTGAAGCTGTTATCCGATTTCACCAACCCAAAATAGTCAGTCTGTGCTATCGTGTTAGAAGCATCTGCGTCTTTAATTATTGCTTCCCTTAGCAGTGCGTCTATTTTTTGAGCGTTATAATTCAGATCTTCCACGTCTGCGTTCTCATTGCCCGCCGGAAGCCTTAATCCGTACTTATCTGTCGTTTCCATGCAATCATCACCTCACTTTCAATTCATCCCACGTCATTGTTTTGACTTCATTCCATGTCTTCGTTTTGACCTCGTCCCATGTTGTGTATACGAAAATATATACTGTATCTATATGTGCAGGTTTAACCTCTTCAATAGCTGCTTTCAATCCATCCAGATCTGTAGGTATACCTTTGTCGTTGAATGATATCTGCAACTTATTGCTCACAAAGTCGATGTTTGTTTTGCCGTATTTCCACGAATCGGCCGTTATTTTCAGCAGTTCTATGTCGCACTTGCCCTCACTTCTCCACCTCGCTATTACCGCAGATCGCCTGTCATCTTCAGACTGCGAGGCCGCCGGCGATACCCCTGCTTCTTTTTCATATTCTCCAAGCCTTTCTGCCGAACAGGTCGATATAAACATGTCTTTTATAATCTGCTCGTTTTTTGCGTCTGTCAGGTCCATGCAGCCACCTATTGCGCTAATAAGGTTCTTGACCATGTCATCGTCGGAGTTCAGTTTATTAATTCTCACTGCAATTTCATTAGCTTTCATGTGAACACCACCGTTCCCAGAACTGCTACATGTCTTTCTGCGATTGATATGTTGGCTGTTCCGTTGTTTATTTTAAAATTTTCCACATCGAGAACTCCTTCCGACTCTATTATTGCATTGGCTATCTGCGCATATGATACATTCTTCCCTGTGAATGCAATCGTCGCAAGATATACTTTTATGCTTGTCTTCACATTTTCTACCACCGTATCCTTGCTGCCGGTATAACTGAGTTTTCCTGTTATATTTATCGCGGTTCCGGTTGCCGATGATACATAGCAATGAGCTCCTATCATTGCCTCACCTTCCCCTTTCCCCGCGCTGTCAGGGTCTATATAATCCTGCACAGTATTAACGAGTGTGCTGTTGGCAGGCTGCATATCCTGGTCAATTATAACTACGTCAACTGTATTGTCACCATGTCCTAGGGGATATACTTTTGCAGCTCCCACCCCGGATACCTCCAGTGCCCACTTTTCGTACGAGGCTTTGTTCGCGCCGTTGGCAGGTGTCTGAAGGGCAGTATAGTATCTTTCTCTTAAAGAAGCATCATCCTCTTCATCGTAGCCGTTATATGTAGCAGCCTCATTGGTGCAGGATACTATGCCTTCAATTGTTACCGGCATCTGCACTATGCTTCCGGCTCCAACCACTCCGCTGTTGCCGGCTATCATAGCCTTTATACTTACAGTTCCCTCTTCTGCTATTGTTTTTGTTTCTGTTGCGGAAAATTGCACGCCGCCTGCCGTTTCGAATATATCCCCGGTGGTTATGGTGCCGTTGCCTGTGATTGTCAGACTGCCTATCGCATATGTGGCAGCGCGCCGTTCAATCCCCTTTCGCTCCTTGACGAAGCTCGTCAGGTAATCTCCGGTGAGGTTGTCAACGTAGAACATGCTTTTTGTTTCTGCTGCGGTTATGTCCTGCAGGTCCATTTCCTGCCCTACAGCTTCCGACACGTCCCACAGCAGATAACCCGGTGTTTTTTCGTATTCATCAGATATTCTATTCCTGATGTCGTCTGCTCTAGACATCTACTTCCACCTCCACTTCTGTTTTGTCTGTCATTACTATGGTCAGGCTGATTGTCATTTTGTCGCCTTTCGTCTTGCCTTCGATATCGGTTATATCTTCGATTGCTCTATTGTCTTCTGCCTTTTCTTCGAGCTCTCTTTTAATCTCCGACAGTACGAAACCTCTGTTTTTTTCTCCGATATAGTTTTCTATATAAGTGCCGAAGTCTGTGTTATCGTAAACTCTGTACTTTCCCACAAAGGTTTTGACGAGGAATCCTACCCATTGCCTTACGGCTTCTTCCTGTGTACATTCAATTATTTTTCCGTCTTTGATTTCATATTTTCCGGTAGAAAAATTGAAAAGAGGAGTTCTCCCTATAGTCGTAGACTGCAGGGTTTCTTCCTCTTCAACATCTTCCTCTTCTTCAATTTCCATATCGATTTCCGGGAACATATCATCCATACTATCACCCCACTAGATCTATTACAGCGATTGTTGTTGCGCTGTCTATCGGTACTATGATTACTTCTTTTCCTTTGGCCAGTTTCGGTTTTGTATACCTCGCAAAAGTTTCAGATTTGATTATAAGGTCGTCTTCATACATTACAGCGCCTGCCTCCGCAGATATGATTAAAGGCGAGACCTGTTCTATCACTCCGATAGATCCGGATGCCTCGCCTACTGCTTTTATTCTGGCCGAACGGGCATTTTCTTTTATGGCTTTCGCAATTTCCTCGTTCCACATATCCTATGCCTCCATTTCCAGACTTACTGTATATTTTCCTTCTGTTACGTTGTGCGTAGCTGACTTCACCTTGTACCAGCCTTTTATTCCTGCTTCGGGTCTGTTGAAATATATTTTTCTTCCAGCCCTTATTATTGTGCTCCCCGGCATCTCGCAGGTGAATGATACCGTCTTTTTGTTGAGCTTCTTTAAAAGGTTTTTGCCCTTCTGTTTCGCTTTTGCCTGATTTGTTTTTTCTACAGTTTCAACCTGCGACAGCAGTCCGTATTTCTTAATACTCTTGGAGTCTTTGACCGTTGCCTTAATCTGCGCTTTTTTGTCGCCCGTTCCTGCAATTATAATCTGGTTGCGCATGTCCTCAATTGACCTTGTGCCTGTAACTGAGCATGCTTTGGTGCAGGACACCTTTTCTCCCAGCTCATCAACATATTTTGGTTTGATCTTGATATAACCGGAACGCCTGATGCAGAACTTGCCTCTTGTCATTTCCATTCTGTAGGACTTGCCCGTTTCGTCATGCACCTCTGACAGGATAGACTTTATGATCTCAGACACTGCCACGTCCTTGTAGAGCTTATTGATTGCCGTTGTGAGCTTTGGCATTTCACCAATCGGCACGCCATACCTTGCAAGCAGCTGGGTTATTGCTTTTGACGCTCCTATCTTCTTGCACTGGAAGATTGCTTCTGACTTGTTCAGATAAAAAGCATAATCGTAACCTCTATAATCATCTCCATTAATCGGTGTCTGAGTTATAATTCCTCTTGTGATCTCCTTTTTCCCTGACTTGATGATAATAAGGTCTCCAAGCTGCAGCTTATTCTTGAATTGCGAGTCCCAGTATGAGTACGGAAAGGTGAACGAAAACTCAACTCCCAGCGAGTCCATGCTGTCTGTCCATGACAGGCTTCCGACTTTTTTGGTTATCGTTTCTTTTGCACCGTTGTGCACACGTACGATTTTGAATTTCATCACTTCACCTTTCTATACTGCTCAAGGCTCAGGCTGTAGTCAATGCCTCCGACTTTGTCTATCGTCCACAAAAAAGTCTCGATCGCCATGAGTCTATTGAATATTTCTCTGTCGTTGTTGTCCGTTATTACGATTCTTACAGGTTTTCTTTTTTTTCTGGCATTTCTGAAGAACTGGACATACTTATATGGGTCTTCAAAGCTTCCTCTGTCATAACCTGTTTTGGAAGCTGGGAAGAAGCTGTCGATGCTCACTGTTGCAAGCGGTTCTTTCCCCAGTTTTTTTATCTGTCCGTATTTAACGCTGTCCACGTTTTCGTTTGTGGATGATCCGTAATCGATTGTCAGCCCGCTTGCAGGTACGAATGGCATATTAACTATTGTTTTGTTGTTGTCTATGCTAGCTGTTATGTTCATATCTGCCTCCTATGAATTCGCAAGAGCTGACTTTATTCTTGCAGCAATATAGTTTCCTGTCTGTTCCATGTATTCCTGGTTGCCTATGACGTTACCCTGAATTGTGCAGTTCACTATGATGTTTGTTCCGCTGTTCTTCCCCACCTTGTCCGCCGGTATAATCTCAGTCCCAGACGGCAGGTTGATCTGCTCCTTGCCAAATTCGTTGATTGTTGTTGTACCACCTGAGAAGAATGATGTGCCAAGGGCATTGTGTTTCTTTGTCGGCTTGGTCTCTCCGCTGCCTCCTGTGCTAGTTTCTTTGACCGTCACGTTGGCAGTTTTGCCGTTATAGCCAAATATCTTTTTCAAGCCTTTGGCTACCTGTTTGATTGGCCAGAGCACTGCATCGATTACGGTTTTCAGCACCTTAAAATACCCGACAAGGTAATTCCATATATATCCGCCGACTTTTTTCATTACGGCCCATACTTTTTTACAGATTGCTCTGAATTTTTCTGACCGCTGCCACAGAGCTATGAATGCAGCCACAAGAACTCCGATTGCCATGGCTATCCAAAAGATAGGGTTTGCCATAAATACCGCATTCAATCCGATCTGTGAAATCTTAACCATATCGATAATTGATTTTAGTGCTCTAAATACTCCAACTATCTTAGTTATGGCTGCATATGCCATTATGGTGGCATAAAAGCCCGCTGCTATAGGTATGGCTATCTTTATTGCTTTTCTGATCGTACCTATGTGGGTGGTGATCCAGTCCAGAGCCTTGCCTACTGTGGTTCCGAATTTAGCGCCCCACTCCTTGGCCTTGACTTCTACCTTGCCCAGGTTCTCTGTGATTCTGTTGAGAGCCGGGAGTACCCTTGCAGCAAAGCTGTTACCGTCATCTGCAGAGCCGAGGAAGTTCGCACCAATTCGGGATATTGATGCTCCTATGTTCTTGATGGCTCCTGTAATCGTCTTGCTTCCTATGCTCTTGGCGGCGCCTCCTATATGGCTTTCGACAGCCGTCTGGAATGTCTTTAGATCTATCTGCCCCTTTGATGCCATGTTGGTGACTTCTTCGGTGGTCTTGCCTATGCTGTCGGCTATATATTGATATACGGGTATCCCTCGTTCTGCAAGCTGGGTCAGTACTTCGTTTGTCGCTTTATTCTTTGTGGCAACTTTGTTGAATATAGCGCCCATTTCCTGCAGGTCTACGCCTGCGACAGCTGCCGCGTCTGCTGCGGTAGATAGATATTTGGTCAGATCCTGCCCAGGCTTGATGCCGGCAGCGACTGCACTTGCAGCTGTTGTTGCGGCATCATTCATGCCATAGGCTGTGCCCTTAACAGATTCCATTGCGTTATCCATTATTTTAGCAACGTTCTTGGAGCTGTTGCCGATCGCTTCAAGTTTGACTTTTGCTTCATCAATCTGAGTCATTCTCGACCAGCCCTTTGCAATGGCCACGCCTGCAAAGGCTGCAGCTGCACCGCCGAGAACCTTGGCGGTTCGTTTGCCGAATGTGGTCAGGTCTTTCATCGCTGCATTTGTCAGCGTGCCTATTCGTTTTTTGGTCAGGGCTATATTTTTGTCAAATTGTTTCGTGCCTTTTTCTGCTGTTTTTAATCCTTTTGTGAAATCCTTGGGGTTGAGTTTCAGTAGCACATATGCGGTTTTAGCCATTTTTCATCATTTCCCCTTCCAGCTCCATAGCTGCCGCATAAATCAGCTTATCCGTTGTGCCCAGCGACAGCATTTCTTCTAACGTATGTCCTCGCAGGATATAGAAGCCTATCAGAGCAGCCTCTATATCCTGCTTCATTAGTTTTTTACATCTTCGATTGTCAATCCATACTGCCTGTTGATGAACTCGACGAGCTTCTCTACCTCGCCAAGATTGTCGTCAAGCACCGCGAGGACTATGTCGTGCGGTTCGACGCAGTTATATGCTGCCTGGAGCTCCTTGTCCTGCAGCATCGGGATTGACTCGTATATAAGCTGCTTGCTTGTCTCAAGGCCTCCTAGCGCTGTCTCCTCGCCCATATCTGAGATTTGCAGCACTCTGCTTATCGGTAGCCTTTTAACTGTGAAAGCGAGACCCAGAGCCTCGCTTGTATATTCGGAATATGTTTTGTCACTTTTATTTGATGCTCTTTCAAGCAGAGCTTCTTTTGTTGCTTTGGCGATGTTCTTTTTCATGCGTTTCCCTCCTACGATATTTTGTCGAGCACGTCGAGCGATGCAAACTTGAACGGTATTTCTTCTTCAACCAGTTTCTTCTGTTCAAACTTCTGAAGTGTGATTGAGTCAAATGTAACCTCGTTGTACTGTATACGCTCCGCCTGAGTTCCTGTTGAGTCCTGCAGTTTTCCAATGAGGATTACTTCCGGGAACCTGCCGGCCTTAATGTCCTCTATGAGCATATCCAGAACTGTGCTGTCCACCTTGTTAAAGGTCATTGTACCTTCTCCGGCATATCCCATATATCTCTGATGCTCTCCCGCATCTTCTGCTATGTCTACCGACTCATAGTTGAAGTTCAGTTTGCTTTCGAACGACTTGACATTAGCAAACTTAATTCCATTCATCCAGAGCGAGCCGAAAGTGCCGTTAATGGTGTCATTGGCGCTCATTTTTGCTTTGTTGACTTTCATTGATTACCTCCTAGTTCATGTAGCAGTTGAACTGCAAATCTTCAATAGCGTCTACGAACAGCACATCTGCCAGCACATATACGAACGAGCTGTACGGGTGATTCTTGACTGCTGTATCATCGAAGTCCTCTGCGCCTTTGACGCTTGCGCTGATTAACGCTGATCTTTGCGTTTCAATGTCAATTTCTGCTTTGTTCTCATAGTCAGGCGACAACACCCCTTCTGATGCAAGCTGTCTCAGGTATGTGTTCACTGCAGCGATGAATACAGTCTGATTGTCCAGTGTGTTTTTGTATTTGCCCACGTAGTCGTTTTTGAAAGTTTCGATTATATCCTCTCTTACAAGGTCCATTCCTTCGATGATTGTGATTTTTTTCAGGTCTGCTTTTGTGGCTGTTGTTGACGAGTTGACAGCTCTTGCGCATCTTACCTTGCCGTAATCGTTGAACAACACGAATTTGCCTGAATCAACAGCTTCATCTATTTTGTCGACGTCTGTCACGCTTTCAAGGTCTGTGAACGTATAATATGTCGCTGACTTATTCAGCGGAAGTGCTGCGAGCATTCCTGCTATTCTTCCAAGGTATTTGTATCCGTCTACTTCTGTACCGTCTGTTCTTTTTACCTTTGTGTTTGCAAAATTAACGATGTGGTCATCGTCCGGCGCTGATGCGGAGTATACCACCGCCTTAATCTTTGCTGATGCAGCGCCTTCGTTTCTCGTTTTGACGTATTCTACAATGTCAGTCTGTGTTGAGTCGATGTGCGCAAGCCAGTTTATTTTTAGCGCGTCAAGTGTCGCTGTAGCATCAGAAAAATCTGCCGCTCTTACAACGTAGACGCAGCTTGCTCCGTCCATGAATGTATCTTTGATTATCTGGTAGTTCTCCGCCGTCCAATCACTGCTTTTAACCTCTGTGACGCTTTTGTATGTCGTCAGTATTCCTGTCTTGGTAGCGTCCGTCACAACCAACGCTACTATGCCTCTTTCTGACCTTGTGATCGCCGTCTTGGCTGCGGTCAGGAAATTAACTACTATATTGGGTCTGCCCATTCTTACCTCCTATTCCTGCACTTCGATATATTCCATCTCGGCAGCATCTTTGTCGTTGTCAACGAATTGATGCATTTCAAAATCAAACTCCATTACAAGCACGTCGTCTTCTAGTGTGAAGTCCAGATTTACAACCGGTACCGCAAAGTTGTCATCCAGAGCAAGACTGTAAACAAACACCTGCGAAAGCTTTGCCTGCATGTCAACAAGCTCCACCCTGTTCACTTTTTTATTCTCAGGAAAGTAAAACAGAGTTATTCTGCCCGAATCGTGCACGAAGTCGGGTGTGCCGTCACGATTTACTGTATACTCTGTATAGAAACATTTCTCAGGGTGTTTATCAAGGTCTGTAGATCTGATATCTATGTCCGGAAATTTTTCCGTCAGCTTTGCAGTTACTGCTGTAATCAAATCTGCTACTGTTTTCATCGTTCAAGCTCCTTTACTATGAAATCGCACAGGTCATCTTCAACAGCCCTTGCCCATTTGTTCTCATATGCCTGCAGCGTGTCACGCATTATGTTATACGCTCTGACGAAGCCGGTTCTTGTTTTGTGCCCGTATTCGATAAGGTGACCATGCCTTGCAGGAGATCCGTATATGACTCTGACGTTCAACGTGTCATCAAATTCATACACAATCTTGCCGGCTTTGATGCCTTTAAGCAGGTTTCCCGTCCTCTTGCGAACCGTTCCTCTTGCTTTGGCCTTTGTTTCCTTGGCAAGCTCTCTGGCGTGCTCTTTCATGAATTTTTTTGTTTCCTTGGGGAACATCACACCGGTTCTTACAATGTTTCTTGCGATATCCGTCAAGCCTTCCTTCATCAGATCACCTCCTGAGCATATATGGTCGTGGTCGGGCTGGTTCGTACAGGCGGCATGATATAGTCTATGTCAAATCTGTGCTTTACACCCGTGATGTCGGTCCATTCAATCCAGTTCTCATAGGTTATGCCCTCTATGGATTTAGCTCTCACTGTGACTGCATGGGTGGTCTTTGACAGCATTGTATCTGCCGGCCTTCCTGCGAGAAGTGAGCCTGTCCTGGATACAACTTTAGCCCATACCGTTTTTATCAGTATGGGCTTTACCTCTGTCTCGCCTAATCTGTTCTTTGATTTTGTATTACCATAGATATATATCTTCTCGTCAAGCTCACCTATGTTCATATTCCGGCCTCCTCGCTTTTCTTCGGGAACTGACTGCAAAGGCTTATGTGATTTAAAATCATTTCCGCATTATACGGGATTTTGTTCACCGCTTTTTCGTCTATCGCTCCGCGGTTATCATACCAGTGACAGACAAGCTGTTTTATAGCCATCCAGTACAACTGGTCTTTTGGCTGGTCCTCTTCAATTATGAATTCTTTGCCGGTCTGAGTTTCGGCCAGTCGCACAGCTGCCTCAAACAGCCCTTCCGCTTCTTCATCATCGCTGTCTGCCTTGATATATTCAAGCAGTTCGTCTTTCATTTTCTGGGTGAGCATTATTTACCTCCTAGGCTGATTTCTTGGTCATTGTCACAAGGCTGTTCTTATCTACAGTCTTGCCATCCACAAGCATAATTGCCTTTGTTACCTGATCGTCTGTTTCGTTATCCTCATACTGCTTAACCGTCATATTAAGGTTGATGTTGAGCAGGTAGTCTTTAAGATTGAATATGCAGGCAACGATTGTGTCAGCAGAAACTGTGTCGGCATAAGCTTCCATATGGTTTGTGAAGTTTACAGGCCTTCCGAAAAGCATATATTCAGGCTTGCCTGCAAGTCCGTAATTGACTCTTGCTATAGGCTGACCGTCTGTATCCACCATTCCTACAATCTGGTTGAAGAAGGTAGACTTTCTCATAAACCATTCTGCATCTACCTCATACTCCTCAGGCAGTGCCGCTTCCATTTTGCACAGATCCGCATATTTGATTGCTGCTGTTTTAGCAATATCAATATTCTGGCCTGTAACTACTGTTTCTGTAAGGAAGCCTGTCGGCTGCTTGCCGGTTGAACCGGTTCCTGTGAATATTGATTTTTCGATTGCCTTAATCATCGCCTCAACGACATTGTTTACGAAAGTTGTTTCGAAGATGTCAAGAGTTACAACTGTAGTTTCAAGTGACATTGAAATTGCGCATCTGAGCTTGTAGTATGCGAACGTTATTGAGCCTGTAGGCTTCTTCTGTTTATCCGATCCTGCGCCTTCTGCCACCCATGTAGCTGTAGGTTTTGCCGAAGATGTCGGAATGCTTAACCCACCCTTATAGAAGGTCTTTGTTACTTTGTTGTAGATTTTGCCCACAGACTCAAGCTTCTCAACTATCCTGTTCATGATGGTTGTCGGAATTACTGAGCCTACATCTGTTGTCTTTGTGTTTGCGTCCGCATTTGTGAATTTTGCAGGAATCGGTTCGCCTCCTACAACATTGTTCATAAATGCTCTTCTGTACTCAACAGTATCGTACATATCGTCGGTCAGTTCCGGAACAAGTCTTTCCGGGTTCCCTGCGCCCATTGCCGCAGATAACACGCCGCCTGCCGGAAGATTGTTAAGCGCATTGAGATTAGCCTGCATTTCTGCGTATGATTCATATTTGTTGTCGAGTTCTTTTACTTCGTCCATTTTAGCTGTGCCCTCTTCAAGTTTGCCTTCGTCAATAAGGCTCTGCGCCTCTGCTATAAGTCCTGCTCTTAGCTCCAAATACTCTTTTTTGTTCTTAAACATTCATTTCTCCTTTCATTTTCAGCAGTTCAAGTTTTGCCTTGGCCTGCTTTTTTGCATTTAAAAAAGCCTCCTTATCCTCTGTAGGGATTACGGTAAGCTTAATCTGACTCCTTATTTTTTCAATCGTTTCCTCGCTCAGCATCGGCTCTATGCCATTAATGAGCGACATGTTATTTTTGTTTTCTATGATCTCATCTATAAAACCTTCTTCTTTTGCCTGCCTTGCATTCAGCCATGTTTCATTGTCCATAAGCTTTGCCAGTTCCTTTATGCTCTTGCCTGTTTTTCTGTGGTAGGCTTCCGCAATGGCTTCGCTGGCAGCCTTGAGAACATTTGCCTCGTGCCCGAATACCTGATGATCGCCTTCCGCATATGATGAGACATTATGAATCATATACAGCGCACTGGGCATCATTCTAGCTTTATCAGCCGCACACGATACAAGCGTTGCAGCGCTGCAGCAGTATCCGGCAATGTCCGCTATTGTCTTCCCTTTGTAGCTGCCTATAATGTATGCCATTTCATTACCGGCACCCACATCACCGCCTCCGGAATTAATCCAGATTGTAACATCTTCGCCCCCGGCTTTTTCGAAAGCTTTTTCCAAATCCTGAGGAGCTGTCGCCTCTATCTCGAGCCAGTCGTAAATCCACTTGCTGCTGTTTGGAACAATGGGGCCTGTAACTTTAACCGTTTCCATTTCCTTCATCACCTCCTATCTTTGCAGTATCCAGTCTCATTATAGGTGTATCGCCACCCTCAACCGGTGTCATATTGAACAGATAACGCCATTCATTAGGTGTCATTGCGCCCCTGTCAACCATCGCCACGAATTCAAGCTTTGTCTTTGTGTTTGCGAACATCAGATTTGACGCTTCAAACACAATCTCATTTCCGAAAGCTCTCTGCTTGCGGCTGAACAGCTTTTTTGTAAATTCTCTAGACATCTGAGTTATGACCGGTTCACACCTTGCCTCATAAAATGCGTTCCATTCTTCCTCTGTGAACTCAGAATGTACGATTGCCTCGTTGACTCCGAAGAATGCATAAATTCTCTTGGTTATACGGTCTATGAGCGCTGCGTTCGGAACATAGTCCTTCGCCTCAATTCTCTGCGCCTCTGCCTTGGCATCAGTTCCGGCAACTCCGAAAGTTTCAGACTCAATGTCTAAATAGTTCTGTGCAAATTCTGCTGTCTTTTCTTTCAGGTCTTCCGGTCTTAACGCATTGCTGAATTTCAGCAGCCACCTAACGGCTCCCGAGTTCTTTATTGCTTTTATAATGCCCTGGTCTATAGTTGTCACGCACTTCATCAGCGGTTCTAGGGCAATCATCGGAGCTTCGCCGAATATGTCATTCGTCTTGTAGTCATCTCTGATGTGGATCACGTCTTCATACGGAAAATCTCCATACTTGCCGTTCTGATACCAGAACCTGAGCCACAACCTGCCTGTGTCAGTATACTTCGTTTCAACGTTGGTGCAGGGAATCGGATATAGTTCCACCGGATAACCGTTTTCATCTCTGATTATCAGAATAAAGGCATTTCCCGACAAGATGAGCTGATTACACATTTTTTCCTGAAGCATCTGACCGGTCATATATGGGTTAGGATCTTCCAGAAGCAGTCTCATATACGGCTGCGGATTGACTTCAATCTTTCTGTTACCCTCTTCATCAATGGTCTTTCTTATATGCTTTGCTACAGCTTTACCTATCGCCTTGGTCTGCGGTTTAATGCACGCTCGGATGATGTCCGAGTTGTACAGTTTGCCGTCCCATGCGTAGTACGAATTGCCTGTCGTTGTCACCATCTTGAATCTGTCTGACTTTCTCGCATTTTTCAATCTTTGGAATAGTCCCAAGCTTTACCTCCTTTCTTAAATTACACTTTGATATTCGTCATATTTATTTTTTAAAACGACATATCCATCAATTAGTGCCATGCCACCGTCAATCCTATTGCGCTGATCCAGCCCTTTAACCGGCTGGATATTCCCGTTGATGTCGACGGTGACTTCCATATTGGCAAGATTCCATATATCAATAGGATTGCCGTCATGGACTATAAGGTGTTTGCCCATGTCGGCTCTCATGTCTTTCATCGGATTGCTCAGAGTTTTTACGCCCTGTCTTATAGGTATCATACTTTCCTGCCCGAATTCATTTCTGAATTTCCGAAGCAAGCTTTCATCTATGTGCCAAGGGTCGTAGCCGATGTACAGCACATATATATCCTCTTCATCTCTGACTTCACAAAACCAGTCTAAAAACACTTCCTTATCCACCTTGTTGCCCGGTACTGTTCTGAGATAACCCTGGTCTTTCCAGAGCTTATATGGCACATTGTCTCGTCCCTGTCTCTTGCCCGAATCCTCGAATCTGTCTATGGCTTCCTGCGGGATCCAGTACATAGATTTCAGGTAGATATGTTCATCTCCCGGTCTCATGCACAGTATCTTGGCCGCATTAAGGTCTATGGAGTCTGCAGCGTCCATTCCGCCAATGCAATATCTGAACTTCGCATCAGCAGGCGTTTTATAGTCATTGGCAATCTCCTCCCACTTAAGCCACGATGATGCTCTGTTCTGTGGAATATTGAAATCTTTAACCATTACGGTAGGCTTGAACGATATATCATCTTTCGCCTTCTGAACCATCTGCCTAAGGTAATCTCGTGATTTGATTGTGTCTATGCCCGGGTTTGCTTTAACCCAGCATTCTTCTTTGTCCCATTCATCGGCATCGTCGAGCTCGTATATGAGCGGCAGAAATCTATCATTTACAGCTTTGCCATGCAGAATGTCTGATGCATACTGATACTGGGCATCGAATATCCCATTCCTGACGAAACCGTTTGTCGATATGCAAAAAAGCAGAGGCTGGCTTCTTGCGCCCATTCCCTGCTTCACTAAATCATATAAATCTCTATTTTTGATTGCCGACAATTCATCTATGGTTGCCATATGAACATCGAGGCCATCAAGAGCCGTTGTGTTGCTCGCAAGGGCTTTGATATAGCCGAAGTTCAGGCTGCAGTATAAATCTGCGGCTCTTTTTCGTATGTGCTTTCTGAGTAGAGGCGACTGGTTTCTCATCTTGTGACAAGCGTTAAAGCCAAGTGTGGCCTGCTCTCTTTGGGTTGCCACGTTATATATCTGAGGCGCTCCCTCGCCATCATTTACGAGCATATCCAGTTCCGTTGCAGCGCATTCCGTTGTCTTACCATTTTTACGTCCCTCGACAACCAAGACTTCGTTGTATTTTCGCAGGTCATTGTCATCTACAAAGCCGAACACTGCCTGCAGCCTTGCCTTCTGAAAAAGCTGCAGTTTCAATGGTGTGCCCAGTCTTCCGGAAGGAGTCTTGCAAAACTTTTCTATGAATTCTATATGTTTGTTTGCGATTTCCTCATCGAAGTGATACTCTCCCGGTTTGTACAGATCCTGCAGGATTTTTTCCGATACAAGTTTCATTTTTTCGCAGGCCATAATCTTGCCGTCAAGCAGCGCTGTGAAGTATTCCTCAAGGTATGTCATTGCTTACCTCTGATGTGAAGAAGCAGCTCGTCAACCTCTTCAGTGTCTTCCGGAAGAAGGTCTATGAGCTGTTTCATGACGGTGTTGTAATTTTTAATCATCGTGTTGTAACTCTTCAGCGCCGGGTGGTCCATTTCCACTGTGAATCCGTTTCCGTTTACAGCCTTCTTGGTGAAGCCCTCCGCTGTAATCTGGACCTGCATATCATCGAGGGTCACATCCATAAACGCAGCTTTTTTACACAGCTTTGCTGCAATCGTAAGCTTATCTTTCTCCAAAATCTTAAAAATTCTTTTAAGTTTTCGCTCCTCTGCTAAAATGCGCTCTTCTTTTGTTTTCTCTTTTCTATTTCCCATTTTATTTTATGACCCCCTTTCCTGCGTGCGTATCACCCGTCAAAAGTATTCTGAGGCATGCGGTCTTCGCCCCGGAGCCCCTGTTCGTCAGATAGGGGGGCTATTCGTTTTTTATAACAGGATTGCCGCGCTTGTCGAAAAAGCATCTTGACGGTTTCCGCTCCCTGCCAAACATATCCTTGTAGTGTTCCTCGTCGTGACAGTCTTTGCACAGGTACTCAAGCCTGCACTTGTTGAGCGTTATGTCAGCATCGTTAATGTTTATAGCATTGAGTATCACCTTGTGGTGAACTATCTTGCCGAGCTCCTTGTGACATCGTTCACACAGTCCGCCGTCAATGCCTATGCGTTCTGCTATGTATGCGGCTCTCGCTGCTTGCCATTCTTTTGAGTTGTAGAATTTCTTCGAAAAGTCTTTTGCCATTTTTCCAATAAGAAAAACACCGCCGAAGCAGTGCCTTTCTGTATATCCTTGTTCATTTAGTCTCTATGACAATATAACTATACCACAGAAAAAGTGATTATAAGTGATTAAGTTTAGCTATTGCGGCAAGTTCTGCAGATATTCTCTAATGAGCTTCCTCGCATGAGCTGTGCTTATGTAGTTACTGGCCGCTACATCTTCCCAGCGTTTGCAATCTATAAATCTACTGCGGAGCAGTTCTCTCATACGCGGATCTTCTACCGTCTGCACGAATTCTTCGATCTCCTTCACTCTCTCCTGAGCCTCAATGATATTTTGCTCTATTTCAGCTTCCAACAGGTGAATCATCATCGGCAGCTTAAAATCTTCGTCGGCTATGCCTTGTATCATCAATGGGATAGCGTTACCGGTCTTGTAGTCATTTACAATGTCACCCACAATCTCACCAGACAGTTCCTGCTTTTTTCTTAGCCTGTAAAGTCTTCCTCTCTGCTGCCTAATTTCGTGCTGCAGCCAGTAGTAGCTCTTGAGCTTTTGTTTTGTCATTCGCTCTCCTTTCCGCACTTCAAGATAGCCTGTATGTCATCCGTCATAAAGGCTTCCTGTTCTTCTCTGTAGTTAACTTTAAAATTCTCTTTTCCGCTGACTTTCTTTCCCCTAGGCCATACGCCATATGCTCTTGGTTCGTCTATTGCAATCATTCGGTATTCAAGATGTTCAAGCTCTGTTATGGGATGCTCATATCTTCTCACAGAGTCCCTTGGTATGTAGTATCCTTGGATTGGCTTCGGGTCTTCCCAAAGTTGTTTTTCACTGACCATTTCCCTTTTGACTACGGGTCTTGTAAGGTTTCGACTGCAACTGTATCTCCTTTTGTGCTGACTTTCTTCGTATCTGAAAGTGTGTCTGCTTTCCTTGATGAAGTACTTTGCGAGTTTGGTGTAGTCGCCGCTCTCATCAAGAGCCTTCATGTTGACATAGCCTTCTTCCCATAACCTTACCAGCATTGTTGTATCCTGTGTATTAATAACAATATGGTGATGTATTCTTTTTCCTATGTACTCGGTCACCGCAATATACTTTAAGGTTTTGCCTTGCTTCTTGAATTCGCTGCGCAGTTTTCGCAAGATTTTTTTAAGTGCTGCGGCTGCCTGCTTCTGCGTAGGTTTCTCCTTGTAGGTGAGAACAACGTGAGCGTCTTTCGATGTGAAATTAGCATTAAAGAGTCTTGCCAGTTCCTTCTCAGCAATCCTCTCATTGTTTTTTTCTACCTTTTCCGAAGTGACGCGGGTTTTAGCGGCACGCTTTCCTGAATGATTCCCTGATGGAACCTTGATGGTTACGTCAATCACTTTTCCTGCCACGCACGTTTCTCTTACAACTTTCATATTCTCACCTGTTCTATTATTAATACTCTAATCAAGCTCATATGCTCTATATACGAGCTCATCTTCTTACCTTATATAGTAGCTTTTGTTTTGTCGCTATAATACTTCTCCAAGTGCTTGGTATAACGCTTTGACCTCTTCAGTTGATAGGGTTATGCCTTTAGTCATCTTTTCGTGTCCTTCAGACCATACTCTAATATCATACTTTTCCGGGTTGCCGTTCCAGCTTATTTTATTGAGCTCTGCCTGCCACCCCTTCGATCTGTCGCCAAGCACTGCGATGTGCTCTGTTACTTTAAATTCCATTTTCTCCTCCGTTGGTTATGCCTGGGGCTGCTTTTTACTGCTTGTCCCAGGCTTGCTTAATGGTTATTTATTGTTGCATTTTTCTTGTGTTTTCAAGAACTTTTCCTGCTCTTCGGAAAGCTCCAAGGTGCTTTTTATTTGCTTCTGCGCGTATGTTTTCTTTTTCTTCGTTCTTTTTGGCCGCTTATACCTGTTCATCGCCACAAGTGCACAATGCGGGCAATGGTTTCCTTTGTATACGGTTTGGCAATGTTCGCACTGGCGTACTGCGCCATCTTCGCTTGTCCCGATGATCATCAAATTGCCTCGACTATTATTCTTATAGCTGTGGTTTCCTTATCGCCCGTGTCGATATCTATAAATGCAGGTCTGCAGATTATATCCAGTCCACCGGCAGCTACATAGCCTCTTGCTATAGCTACCGCCTTAATTGACTGATTAACTGCTCCCGCTCCTATAGCCTGAATCTCTATTTTTTTATCTCTTCTTATGATTCCTGCAATCGCTCCTGCAGCCAGGTTGGGTTTCGTTGATGATCCTACTTTTAATTTTTCCATTTCTTAATTCCTTCCTGCAGCATTCGCTGCTGATTAATTGATATTAGATACAGCCGAAAGGGGCCAGTCCAAAAGTGACCGACGCGCTGCTGACGTCGGCGTCGCCGTCCGAGTCGACTATGCAGAAACCAGCCGAACTGCTCGAACAAGGAGAACGCTCCCACCAGTGGGCCTGATATCCTCCGGAGCCTATACACTTAATTCTGTTAAGCGGATTTTTATAAAGCTCAAATTGTGTGCCTTCTCCCTGTGCAGAGTATTTGGTGCTTCCGTACACCTCAACCTCTGCCGGAAGCGCAAACAGGTCTGTCGTTTCAACAATCTTCCCGTCTGCATATGTACTGTTTACAAAGTTTTTGAATATCGGCTGCAGGGTCTGGGGAATTGACTGTGCAAACCAGTCATTGCACCATTCCCTTATATCTGAACTTTCCCAGCCGCCTTCATTTGTATCTTCTCTGTTGATTTTGTCCTCTTCTTTGAGACAATCTTTCAACCCAACCACAAAGCTACAGGTTGTCCTGCCTGACTCGGTAGGTGTTAGCAACATCTTCCCGCCAGCGTTCATCAATACGAATTCAGTCTCCTGTCTGCTGTGGGACGTATACCATTCGCAGCCTTCTGTCTCAGACAGCATAACCTTTCTTGCATCTCCAATATTCCAGTAATCTTTCAAATCGATCAGTCCCTTGTCTGCTGCCTTAACCATTGCAACTATTTCTTCGTCTGTTCCGTCTGCCCATGTTACAATTTTCACCGGCGCTTTAGCTGGGCTGTTCTCACAACGCTCCGCTGCCGGTATCATTTCCTGCGCGCTATTCATATTGCCGTTAAAAATAATATTGATTGTTCCTATCTTTATCTCTGACATTTTACTTCTCCTTTTCTTTTCAATATCCTATCTAAACCCTTGTGAAATCCTACTATATCTCCTGAGCATATCTGACCTCTGAATGTCCTGTACTGCTGATACGTAAGCATATTTTTATGCTCGTACAGCTTGTCCATTGCTTCTTTCTTGTTCATCTTCATTACCCGCTCTCCTGTTCCATAGGTTTATAGCTTCGTCCTATTAGTGTCATAGCTTCGTTATAGAACATTCTGATTGCCCACCTTTCTTATTGCGCGCTCTCTCAGCTTTGCATAGTCGTTATAATTCATTCCTGCTCACCTGCCTTAAAAAACAATATCCAATGTGTCTTATTAAGTTTTCCACTTTTGTGTCCTATTAATGGGCTTTGTTCAGTAAGTTTTAAAATCTCAGAAACGGGAATATCAGTCTCATTCCATTTAAACACCAGTATTCCATTCAGCTTTAAAACTCTGAAGCACTCTGAAAAGCCCTGCTTTAAATCGTCTTTCCATGTTGACTGATTAAGCTTGCCATACTTTTTAGCAAGCCACGATTTTTCTCCGACTTTTAGCAAATGTGGCGGATCAAAGACTACAATGTCAAATGTTCCGCTGTCATACGGAATTCTTCTGAAATCTCCCAAGACATCAGGTTTTACTCTCAGGCTTCGGCCGTCACACAAAGCATCTTCAATCTCCCGATTATCCATAAAGGTCACCAAGGGATTGTTCTTGTCAAACCAAAACATTCTACTTCCGCAACAGGCATCTAAAATTTTCATTCCTGCTCACTTACCTTTTCAAAATAAAATTTAATTTTATGTGGATTTGGATTGATTATCCCATAATCTAATGCCACTCTGTAAATATAGCTGTCCCGCTCCAATTTCTCAGGTATTTGCTCAATCATCTTTCGCCAGCCCTCTAAACTATTCGCCCGCTTATAGTGATTGCATCGCCTGCAAGCAGGCATTAAGTTGTCAAAATCATTCGTGCCTTTTTCGCAGTACCCCTCTAATGGCATCAGGTGGTCTACCTGCATATCCTTGTACGCAATCTCCTTGCCACAGTAAACACAGTGTCCGTTGTATTTTAGATAAACTCTTTCTCGTTCGGCTTTTTTAATGGTTTTACGATTCATTCCTGCTCACCTGCCTTTACCAACCAATAATGCAATAGCCTTCATTCAACCCATATTCAGGCACATTACGCAAAACATACTTCACTTTTCTTGTGGCGAATCTTCCAGTGTAGTGTTGCTGTTCTTCGTTCCATTCTACTAAAACTAACTTATCGCCCACCTGCACATCATCATCGTCTTTTCTGATTTCAAAATTTTTCTGTCTGCTTTCCACAGCTTCAAAATATATTGGCAAAATCTTTTTTCTAATTGTTTTCATTCCTGCTCACCTGCCTCTTCAAGCTCCCACATAAAATCTATAAGTTCTGCCTTTATTCCGTTATCTAAAGCCGATGCCGCAATGCATCCAACTATTATACTAATCTTGGTTTCTTTATTCATTCTTCTATACTCTCCCATAAAATTGCCTGTCCGCATTTACGGCAGTAGTTTTCTGTATTGTCAACGACAGCTTTGCAGCTTCCGCAAAGACCTATTTTGTAGTTTTCGCAAAGTGCGTCATTGAGGACTGTGACGTCCTTAGGTGCTTTCTTTTCTTCCTTTTTATCCAATTCCCCTGACAGAACAAGAGCTGTAGCCTCTATGACAATTGTCATCATAGTCATGTCTAGATTATCCCAGTCTATATCTTTTTTTGCCTTGCGCTGTCCTGCGTTTTTCTGGGTCGTCATCCCTATAAGGTCATAGACCGCTTCTTTTAGTACTTCGATGTTTGCCTTTTGCCCTTCATCTATCAGGAAGTGCCACATGGTATCTTTGATTGTGTTTGCCGGATTGTTCTTCATTTCATCACCTTCACTCTTGCAAATTCTTCGATTGTCTTTGCCTTTTGGTAGTCTGCATAGCTTCTGCCTTGTTTGCGCATTTGCCTTTCAATCTCGAAGGCATTCGATTTCCTTATATTTTCTTCTTTTGGTTTATAGGCGGGTTTGCACCTTTCCTTTTGCGGGGTTGTCCTGCAGGAAGGGCAGCATTTCTCCCTTCCTTTCGGAGTAAATCTTTTCTCACAGACTTCGCATGCTGCTACAGGTTTTACACCGTACTGCTTTGTTTTGCTCCATACCCAGCCGTATGTTGCGCCTTTCATCTGTGCTATCTCTTCTTTTGTGTGTCTGCTGCAGAGTTCTCTGAACTCTTCCTCCGTTATAGGTATCTTGCCCGGCATTATATCGCCTCCTGTATCTGGGAGAGCGCAGTCTTTAGGGCTTTTTTCATGCTCTCCTTCTGCTGTTCATCTCCGCTTTCCGCTATGGCTTCTTTGATGTTTTCGACGCACACCTGCAGGGCATCAAAACGTTCTTTGAATTTCACCAGTACCGGGTCTGCAGAGTTTAACTGTTTTCTGAGTTCCGCCTTTTCCTCCTCTGCAGCTCTCTGAGCTTCCTTGTATGTTTCTTCTACTGCTTCGTTGACAGCAGTCTTGATTGCATCGTCTCTCTCGTCAGTTACCTTTTTTACCGCTTTTTCTTTTTCTTCTTCTGCCTTATCTATCTTGCCTTTGAATTTGTCGACCTTTTGCTCCAGTTTTTCTTTTTCGGCTTCTGCCTGCTCCAGAGCTTCCCTCATCTGCCGGAGCTCTGCCTCCAGTGCTTCAGTGTCTGGAATGTTTGCTTTTTCGTTCTCGAGCTGCAACATTATGCTTTTGAGCTCCTGCACTTCTTCTGCCTTTTGTTCCAGTTCCCTTGTTTTTTCCTCTTTCAGACTCCTTATTTCTTCCTCAAGCTGTTTGACAGTCAGGCTCTCAACGTCGTGTTCTTCGGTGAAGTTTTCCACTTCTTCCTCAGGAAGCGCCAAGAGGCTGTAAGCCTTGGAAATACTCAAATGCGAAGATATATTCGCATTTGAAAAAGGACTGTTTTCATCGCTGTATTTCGATGATATTTCCATATATTTTTGTGCCTGCCTCTGGGAGTACCCCAGGTATTCCTTGCACCAGTCCGAGAAGCTGCCGTGGCCAACCTTCCCTTTCGCCTCTTCCAACCTCCTGCCTATTTGGATTACACCCTCAAGGGTTGTCTTGTACACAACTTCCTCAATGGTCTTTATTTCAGATGCTATTACAGGCAACGTTCTTTCCTGTACTTCTTTGAATTCAACATCTACTACTTCATTCATTTATGCTGCTCCTTTCTTTTTTGTCTGTTTGTTTACAAAGACTGCCCATTTCTGCACAAATTGTTTCACCTCTTCGGTCATATCGCGGTTGTGATCACCCCTGCATTGAACAATCTTAAAGTCCGGACTGAGCTGGAGTGTATAGTATGGCATTTCCGGCCTGTCCTTTTTTCTTATGAAAAATATATACGCCCTGCCACCCGCAACTCTTTCACTGTACGTTTTCACACAGTGATGAAGATAGCTGGACTCTTTTGCAAGGTCTGAGGGTGATTTTGCAGGCGATATAGTCAAATCATCAAAACTATAACTGAGGTATTCTACTTTTTTGAAGGCCGCTTTCATAAGTTCTGTCGTAGTTGGGTTGTTTCGGTCTGCATACAGAAGTGTCAAAAATTCATGCTGTGCGGCAAAATCTTCCGGAAACAAATTCTTGTTGTTTCTGCGCTGACCCGTTTCGGCCAGTAGCCTGAGATGGTCTTCGTAGTCGCCAATTCTTACTTCTTGTTCGAACATATACTCCATAGCTTTTTGGATATTGATTTGTTCCGACATTTTTTCCATGCGCTCTATGGCTCTGTATTCATCTATAAGCGGGATGAATTCCGGTCGCATGCCGTCAAAAATGCCTTTGGCTTTTTTGTACAACTCAAACCCTTCTATTGTGGGGTTTACTGCCTGCAGTTGTTTGATTTCTGCAGGCGGGGATTTCAGTATCCTGCGCAGGGAGTTTGCCCGCCAGTTTATAGCTCTGCAGCCTTTCTCCTCAGCTCTGTCTTTCACTATGTTTGTAAGTCCTGCTTTGTACAGCAATTCTATTGAGCTGTAGGTACACCATTGATGCAGGATGTGCAGGTAACTGTATGGATTTAGGCCAACCAGCTTTGCCAAGCCATAAGTGTCTGCATAGATTAATGGACCGGCATTTATTTTTTTGATATTCCCCGTGTAAAGCAGTGTTTTTTCGAATGGCGATCCGGTGTAATAATACGGTATCCCCACCGGCCTTGGCAATCTGAAGCTTGAGCGCTGCTGCCAAGGTCCATTCCCTCCAAAGTAGTTAGGGTATGCTTTTTCATACCTGACGCATTCACTCCCCGAAAACTTGTACTGCTGCACGGGGTTATATTCAATCTCGGGCTGTTCATTGCAGTAATCAATCATATACTCGTCCAACTGTGCGTATACGACATTCTTGGTTTTGGTAAACCACAATATGCGCCCGCATTCCGTAAGGCTTTTCCTGCCGTATCTACTTTCCTTGGGCAGCGCGTTTATACAAACCTTGCTGCACCTATGACAGTGCTCCTGACGATTGTGAGTGAATTGCTTTGCACTGCATTTAATCATTTTATTTCTAATCGTGCAGAAAACAGAATCATTCTTTTTGTCAAATATCAGATATGCTTTGTCTGCCTTTTCGAGTATGAACTTATCGACTCTTGCAGGTCTTTTTATCTTATATGGTCTGTCCATGGCCGCCTCCTATAAAAGATCCATTATATCTATAGCGGGACCAGCTTTTTTATTGTCCTTTATCCCGTAATAGTCTTTTATAATCCGGAAGCCTTCTTCCGGCGGGATATACGCGCAGTTATTTTTTGCCCGGCCGCGGGCAATGCTTTTCATTTTTTCGAAGCAGCCTTTTAAACTCTTGTCCCTGTTCAGGATCTTTTCTGCCACATCATCTGTTGTGCAGATTGACGTCAGATATTCTTCAAAAGGAATAAGGTGCTCATTCCCTTTACATTCATCTGTTATTTGCGCTATTGCTTTATTAATTTTCTCGCTCATTTATTGCTCCTTTCATTCTTCAACGTTATGCAAGTCGTTTAATAGTTTTACTTCCACGTCTGGAAACTCATTGGCATTCCCAGAAACTCTGCTTCTTTGTATTCTTCGAGAGCCTCTGCCGACTGTTCATATCCGTTAAGCACGAATACCATATCGCACTCTCTCATATAACATTTAAAGATTGCTGCGGCTTCCTTTTCGTTATAGTCTGCAGTTTTCAGCACTGTCGCATGATGCGCTTTTGGGTTGAAAACCACAAAAAAGAAATTCTCAAGATGCCTCTCCGCTTTTGCAAAATCTTTATCGGCTCCAATTCTTTTTTTATCGCCGATAATGTACGCTGTCCGTTTCATCAATAATTGCCCTCATTCTTTCTTTCGTATTCCAGTTTCGTCTCAAGGACTTTTCGGCTGTACTCCGTGCTGTATATGCCTTCCTGCCAGAGCTTCCTTGCTCCGGCTTCTCCGCAGTTCCAGCACATAAGCACCAGGTCAGCTTCGTTATACTTCTTTGCCAGTTTGTGCAGCGCCTTGATGCCGTGCTCTACATTGTCGTATGGATCCAGGTAATCCACATTGCCTTTGTGATTTATGGCGTTAATCTGCATCAGACCGTAGTCACTGGTGCTGCTTACCGCCTTGCTGTTGAAGTTGCTCTCAACATCTATCATTGCTATGACCAGTGCGTAGCTAATGTCGTATTTCTCACACAGTCTGTGAATGTGCTGCTGCAGGTCATCTGACAGCGGTATATCCCATGACTCAAATTCCTGCTTCTCTATTGCTTCTGTCTGTTCTGCTGCGTAGATTTCCGGTTCTTCCAGCGGCGGTGCGAACGGTATTGTCAGCACTGCCGCTAAGACTATTGCTATAAAGATTTGTTTCATCGTTGTCGCCCCTTTCTACTTCTTTTCTAAGACGTTTAAGTCTTGCCACTTCCAGTCCTATCTCGTGGCCACCTTTCATCCAGCCTCTATGGTAATAGAACTGCTGCTTCTTGACCTTGGCCCTGATCTGGTTATCCAGTTTGATCAATTCTTCCCGGTGATCTACTTTCGGGTTGTGCCTGCGATATGAACAGCCGGGACCGTTATGCGTATCTGCGTTATATTTGCAGGAACTGTGACAGTCCCTGCAAACTGGTTTGTCGTTATGCATCGGGCACTGGTGCCACCAGCTGCAAGCCGTATCTGTTTTACAATGAGGGCAAATCACACTTCTGCCCTCATCTGCACCTTCTTGGTTCTGGTGACTGCGATTTTACCCTCCGCTTTCGCGGCAATCTTTAAGGCCGAGTCTTCAAGGTTGATCTGCACTGATGGCACATCGTCCTTGCAGACGCTTTCAAGCGCAAGGCTTGCAAGCTGTATCTGTTTTTCGCTCAGCTCCACAAACCCTGCCGCTCTGCAGCGTTCGCCCGCTATAAGCTGCTGCAGATAACTGTTTGCCCCCTTGTACCGTCTTGCTCTTGCGGCTTTCTCACAATTACACTCATCTGCGGCTTTGAGGTCAGCATCTCGCTGATCCATAGCCTTGACGGCTATTACCTGCCCACAGTACGAGCAAGTGCCGTTCATCATTTCCATTTCGTCATACATCTAAATAACTCCTTCCTACCTCCTTAATCCAGAGGTCTCTTGCCTGCTCCGGTGTTATTCCGGAAGCTGTAAGCCTTTCTTCATATTCACGCTGGAACTTCTGTCTCCAGTATGCGTTCCGCTGCTTCGCCCTCTCGGTGATATTTGCCTGCATTTCTTCGTGGCAGCTATGGCATAAATCCACCTGCCACTTGTTCAGGATAGATTTCTGCCTGTTTGGCCCGCCATACACTTCGTGTCTCTCAGCATATGGAGTGCCGCAGTAGTAGCAATATCTACTCTTCTTGTCCTTGTAGCCATTGCAGGCTCTTTTCTTTTTTGCGCTCCGAGGTTTAGGTATCGGGCAGGAATCATAATAGTTTGCCATCTCTATCAGTCCTCCCATACCTGCTGTACTCAGAGCTTACGCGTTCTATGACCAGACGCTCCCAAGTTGTACGTCTAGGTTCTTTCGGCGGTCTTTCAGCTCGTCTGCGCTGTCTGTATTTTCTTTTTGCCCTGCCCATATATAGTTCCTTTCTTGTGCTCGAATGTTAGGGTCTATCTACTGCAGAGCTACCGCAGCGCCTGTTATTATGTATACTGCTGCTGCCAATAACAGCAGTAATCCTACACGGCTTGCCCACCACAGCGGGCTTAATTTTCTTATTCTGTATTTCTTTCTCATCATCTGCCTCCTGCTGTCGCTATGAGAGCGTCTGCCACGTCAGGAATGAAGTACAGTTCCTTATCTACTCTTGGCAGATCCCTCAGGTATTTGTCTACCGAGTGTGGGTCTTTACGGCCTAATGCCGCCGTTAATTTCTTGCGCGTTATGAATACTCCGCCGGAGAAGCTTTCCAGCCGATTTATAACTTCTTTTCTATTCATCATCGTCTTCACCTCCACAATGTAGCTCTACCCAGCAATACCACTGGCCACAGGGTAGGCGATGCTGGAAGTCGTCACACCCCTGGTTCTCCGGGCACGCCCCGCATTTTTTTACATTTTTAGGGTTGTACATAAATCTCCGATATTCTCTTTCTTCTTTGCTCATTTCTCTCTTCATCTTATTTCCTCCATTATTCCTTCGTCATCACATCAAGCGTTGTTCCTAGCCCGATTGCGATTTTGGCTGCAGTTTCTATTGATGGGAGAGCGCCTCCGCTCTCATATCGTGAGAGCTGTGAGGCGTCAATCCCTGTACGGAAGCTGAGCTGCTTCAAAGTAAAACCTTTCTCATTCCGTACCCTTTTCAGGTTTTCGCCGAATTTCATATTTCCCTCCTGTATGTTGTTCTTAATGATATGTCAATACATATCATTATTTTTATGTTACGAGAGTAACATAAAAATCCGGTCAGTCTCTTCAATAAGTTGTCACTTTCGAAACTTTTTAGTTAAAAAAAATCTCTGTGGATATCTCATATTTGTTGCAGATCTTCACTACTTCGCTGACAGTGAAGTCCCCACCCGTCCCATTGATGTTCTGATTTACAGCTGCAACGCCTTTGTTCAGAAGTTCCGCTATCTCGGACTGCGGTATATTATGTTCCCTGAGAAATAACGAGAACTTTGTATATGGTGTTCTTTTCCGCTTCGTTTCGTTTCTAAGCATCATATCCCTCCTTTGTTGTTGTTTTCGAAACTTTTTATTTATCGTACACCTCATTTGTTTCATTGTCAATAATTTTTTTAATTTTTGCTAAAATTTTATTGCATTATCGAAACTTTCGTGTTATATTTTAGTCATACTAAAAAAAAGAGAGGAATGAACAAATTGGCTACTATAATAGGGGGGCGGATTAAACTTTTGAGAAAAGAGCAAGGGCTAACGCAGGAGGAACTTGCAGAGCAGCTCAACATAAAATTTGATTTGAGCATAAACAAATCAATGATTTCTAAATGGGAGAACGATAAAAGTGATCCTTATTTAGAATACGCTAAAAACATTGCCGACTTTTTTAATGTCGACTTAGATTACCTGGTCGGCCTGACCAACGTTCGTGCTACAGACGGAGTTTGGAAAATTGAATTCAATAATAAAGATGATTTCCTTTACTATAACGAACTGTTTTCTTACTGTAAAACATTGTCGGCAGCATCAAGGGGAAAAGTCGTAGAAAGGGCTCGTGTCTTATGTGAATTTGAGAACGAAGAAGATATAGATGTTGAGGTTCCGGAAGAATACTCCGGTCCTGATGCGGAACTTGTTAAAAAAATACGCGACGATGATGTTGAGTCCACAGTTAATGATTTAATTAATAAGGGTAATGCGGAGCTGCTTAAGCGTGATGCTCTGGATGTAAAGGATAAGGCTGAATAATGATAAATGATAGTAAGGCGGATTTTGAGAGCTTAACAATACAATTTAAGAATGAGGATATTTTCCTCTACTATGAAGAATTGATTTCTTATTACCGGTTGCTCGCAGATGGGCAGCGGGAATCACTATTGAGAACGGCGAGAGAATTGGCCAGTAAAACAAAAGGGGCTTAATGAATAAGCACCCAGCTATATAGTCTATTTGGTTAGTATGATTTTTTCTTCGTATTTTACATCGAAGTCAAGATTGTATATGATGTGACCGGTATAATATACGGCTACGGCATAGATATTATCTACGCCGAAATGCTTATACACTTTACCAGTTATTTCGAATAGATACCTTTTATTATTCTGTTGTAGGATTATTATTTCGTTCATTACACCCTTTCCGCTGGGTGCCTTGAATATAGGATACTCCTCTTCAGGCGATAAATATACAAGTAAATAGTGGAAGTTCGACAGGTTTCGACATCTGTTAATATGTTTATATTATATACTTTTTTATATATTTATATTTAGGAGGAACATGATATGAGAACTGCAAAAGAAATGATGGATTTTGTCCAAGAGAACAAATACCTGATCGCCGAAACTAAGAAGATGACGCTTGCTCACTTCGAATTGGTCGAAGAAGCTCTTGAGGCTAATGAAGATGTTTTGTTCTGTTTTATCGGAATGCATAATGCTTCTTCGCTAACGAAGAGCGAAGGTTATTACGCTTACGCCTTTACGAACAAACGTATTATCTACGGCCGTAGAAACCTGGTAGGCAGAACTGTAAGCACATTGCTGTATGACAACCTTAATGATATAACTACTGAGAACAAGGTAATGTTCGGTACTGTTACAATCAGCACAAAAAATGAGATTATCAGAATTGGTCTACCCGGTCTTCAGGTTCAAGTAATCGGTCCTAAACTTCATAATATACTACATGAACAAAAATCCAAAGTGGATGCTCCACAAGTATCTTCAGACAATAAATCTGCTGCAGAGCAGTTAAAAGAATTCAAAGAACTTCTTGATATGGGAATCTTGACCCAAGAAGAGTTTGATGCCAAGAAAAAAGAGTTATTGAACTTATAATTAAATAAAAAACAGACGCTCCTGTTGGCGCAGAAACGTCTGACGGGTTACAGCCGATAGGCTCTAACACTCGAACACAGTTAGATTGTATCATGCTGTAGCCCTATTGTCAATCATAGGCATTTTTATGCCCGGATTTATAGGAGGCGATACAATGGCAAGAAAAAAAGGTTCTATCACAAGGTCTTTTACTTTTGACGGTAAGAGATACTATGTAACCGCAGAAAACGAAAAATTGGTTGAAAGAAAAATCGCGAACAAGCTTCGCGATCTCGAAGAAGGAAAAGTTACGATTGCCAACACTATGCTCGTCAAAGACTGGGCACTTAGAGCTGTAGAGGTATACAAGACAAACCAGACAGACGAAACGCAGAAGAAGTATGTGCAGCGTATGAAGCATTGCATACTGGAGCACATCGGAGATATGCAACTTAAGCAGGTGAAGCCTCTTCACTGCCAGAATGTGCTCAATCTGCAGGCAGGTAATTCTAAAAGACAGATTAACGAAGTTCATCAAACGCTCAATTTCATATTTAGGACAGCTGTTAGCAATGAGTTGATCTTGAAAAATCCTGCCGAAAAAATAACCAAGCCAGCCGGAACTAAGATCTGCCGAAGATCAATCACAGACAGCGAGAGATATCATCTGCTTAAAGTATGTGAGAATGACGACAGATTTGTGCTATTTCTTCTGATGCTGTACTGTGGTTGCAGACCGTCTGAGGCAAGAGAGGCCAAAGGTATGGATGTAAAGATGCTTGAAGGTCAGCCTGTGTTGCATATCAGAGGAACTAAAACGGACAACGCAAACCGTTTTGTACCAATCCCCGATATATTGTGCCAAAGGATTAAAAACACGCCTAAATTTGATTACATCTCTCCGAACAATGTCGGTAAAAAGCACGATGCCTCTTCATACAGGAGAATAACGAAAAGCCTGTACAGAGAAATGAATATTTCTATGGGTTGTAGAGTTTATAGGAACAAGCTTATACCTCCATTCCCCCTGGCGGAAGATTTTGTGCCGTATGACCTGCGGCATACTTATTGCACTGACCTGCAGAAGAAGGGAATCGACATCAGAACAGCGCAATACCTGATGGGGCACAGCGATATATCTTTGACCGCAAATATTTACACTCACGCAGATAATTCTACGATTTTAGAGGCGGCAAAACTAATAAACGGTACAACAGGTACAACACTAGGTACAACACCTCAAACGACCTCAAACGACCTTTCAGTCATATGATTTTACAAAAAACGGCAAATTGAAACCAAAATAAAAACCGCCGAAAGCACTGAAATATCAATGTTTTCAAGCGGTTTGAGATTGGCACTCCCGAGAGGATTCGAACCTCCGACGCACGGTTTAGGAAACCAACTGCAAACCGCTATTTTTCAAGGGCTACAGCAATAGGTACAACAGGTGGTGCAACATTCTTCGTTTTTCTTCATTTTATAAATAAAAGGCTCTCATCTTGTAGCCTTTGACGATTAGTGCAAATAAAAAAGCCCTACACATATGACATATATGTGTAGGATTTCAATTTCTACTCTGTACTAACTAGCATTAGTCCACTGAATTTCATTGTTATAGTAAACGGTTGTACTTATGTCTGCTAAAATCAAACACTGTACACTTGTCAGTTCGTTGCGTTCTTCTCCATCATACAATTCTGCGTGAAATACATTCCCTTGAGAAGGCGTCGGTACAATAAGTATGCCATTCTCTTTACACTCACGCGCAGGAAAAGTCACTATTGCCTTACATCTTTCTTTAAAATGTTTTTTTAGTGCATCTAACACTTCCGTTTCTGCTCTGCCCATATCTCTATCAACTGAAATTCCTTTTTCGCCTTTAAATAGCGCCGACGTGGCTTTATTTTTATCGTTAAGAGTATCAGGCTTAGACCTTTTCACCGCTCTGTATAATTTTTCTTTTATCTCAATCATTATTAGCACAAAATTCCTTTAAAATTTTACTCACACGAACAATATTTTCTTCATTTATAGACTCTGTAACAGCTTTTGAATACTCTCTTTTGGGCACTTTTAAGCATTCAATCCTATTATCAAAAAGCTCAAACTCAAGATAGCTTTTATCTTTCAACTCATACTGCATATTAATAGTGCCTCTTCCTGTCGGGTAAATCTCTGGTTGTTGCTCAACTATATCTAGTATGCTCTTCGCAAGTTCTATAATCCTATTAGAAATTTTCTTTGCACTATAACCATTCCAGTCTTCTTCTAATTTGCTTATCTCAAAGAGTTTTTTTAAATTGCTGCTCCTAGCATTCATCTCCATGCAGCTAACTCCTTTTGATTCATCATAACGCCACCTAACAAACATATCATTTTTACCTATGCTATAATTATTATATTTAGGCATTGCGCTATTTATTCCATTTCCATAATTAATTTTATTTACATTAGTGCTAGGATTGTCAACAGACTTAGATAAGTCGTAAGAAAAATTCATATGAGGACTTCTATGTATGCATAATTGTTTATTCATATTTATTCATCTTCTTTCAAAATTTTCTTCCCTTTTACAAGTATTTCGTACTCATTTAGTTTCGCTCCATCAAATGTGATTACGGTTTTATACTTTCCGTTTTTCTTTAAATTCACGTTTTGCAGATTAGCAGATATATTCACTCCTGAATAATCGCTATCGAGCTCATTATCTTCTTCTTTCTTCTTATATGGAATCTCTCCCTTTAACGCAGGAATTACTTCTTCTCCATCTGGGTCTAAAAATTCAATCTTAAGATTATGCAAGTCTTCTTTAATGTCAACGATTGTGAAAAATATACTAAACGAAAAATTTCCCGGCATATAATCGGGGTTAATTGTTAAGAGAATACCCATTGCATTGGCTATTTTATCGTCCGAAGTTGCATTCAAGCAATATATAAAGTTTTTAATTTTTGCCATAATATACCTCATTCATTTAAATAACTATTTTATTTATATTTTATCATACATGTCAACAACTATATCTAGTATATTTCTATATCACATCTCAATATTATGTGTTTATCGCATAATATTAAAAAAGGCCCTCGTCATGCATCGCAATCAGAGGGCTATGTGTCAATATATATCTTGTTATTCTATTCTTCTGCTATGAGATCTATTATCTCATCTCTTGTTGCTTTCATCTGGGCGATTCCGTTTCCGTCGATTGAATGATTGAGCAGCGCAACCATCATCTGCATCTGCTTTTTCTGCAGGTACTGTATGTGGTCCAGCGCCTGCAGGTCATTCTTTTCGTGGCGCTCAATCCGTTTCAATCTGTCATCGTGGTCTTTCACCATTTTTCTGATGTCCACTGTTGGCTTAATCAGCTTGAAGATTACCGCCGCTGCAGCTCCCAGAAGAACGATGAAGCTTAATATTGTGCTTACTGTTTCCATTATTCACTCTCTGCTTTCACTCTCTCATATATAGCTTCTATTATTTTGTCTATGTCCTCTGCTGTCATATTGAGGTTCAGCTCTGCTAGCTTCTTATTGAGGAAGTCTGTAACCTCGGCTTTCTTCTTCTGGCCTGATTCTGACCAGAGCCACTGCTTAGCCCAGCGCACTCCGACTTCTGTCCAGTATTCTACTGCTTCGAGCTGGTCGTCTGTCAGCCTGTTTTTTACTTCCTTCCTTTTCGCATTAATCAGCGGGATCATTATTCCCGTGATTACTATACTGCAGATCCCGATTATTACTTCTGTCCAGTCAATCATCTTCTTCCTCCTCAATTTTTGTTTTATACGGCTGTCCGTCTGCGTCTATTCCATACCTATTACGACTGTTCTTCAGGCCTAACTGATAGAGCAGATACGACAGCACACCTCCTACAATCGTTCCAAGTGCCGTTACGCCTATGGCGCTGTCGCATTCCTTGCCCGCAAATACGGCTACATAATATGCGATGACACATAGGCAAGCAAATGCTACGACCAAGGCGACGAGTAGCTGTGAAAATTCTTTTTTCATTTTGACTCCTTATATTTTTTTGCTGTTGCCAGTGACTTCCTGCCAAAGCTTCCGTCTACAGTTATCTTCTCAGCTCGCTGGAAGTCTCTGATTGCCGTATCGGTTTTCGGTCCCGCAGAACCGTCTATGCTTCCTGTGTATGTTCCATACCACTTTAAGAAGCTCTGCAGCAGCTTTACATTACTCCCGGTGTCACCTTTCTGTATGTATCCTTTCGGTGGAAGGTTTGGGAGTTTGCCGGTGTAACTTACTCTCGGTTTTTTGACCGTTTTTTTCTTCGCCGCTTCACCGTCTTCAAGGGCTGTTATAACGTGCGCTGCTGTGTTGAGAATAATGTCTCCAGTCTTCAGATACTTGTCTGTTGTAAGATACTTGGCATCGGTATGGAACGTGAACTTGCCCGTTGCTCTGCACAGAGGAACAAGGTTTCCCGTCCAAGCATTCTTCGATATCTTAACTCCGATGCACGCAAGAGCTGCAGCAATCATTGCGGAGCAATCTGTTTCGCATTTTGTCTTCAGCTTTGTATAATCAAAGGCCTGCTTTTTTAGCTCTTCATATAGAGTTGTCCGCTGGCTTTGATCATAGCCCACACAGTCATTATTGCATAATGACTTTATAACCCTTGCAAATTTTCTGCCCTCGTCTTCATTCTTAAATCTGATTACGCAGTTCTGTCCGAAGTTATACCAGCTTCCAGTCTTTACTTCTCTGCCGGTCTGATCGCCGGCCTTGCCGCCGCTGGCTCTGCCTCTCTCATCCTGAGATGCCCATCCGCATTTAATCATTTTCTGCTCCTTTCGCTTTAATTTCTTCAATTCTTGCCTCAATATCCATTGCCTGCTCTACAGATATGTGCTCCTGGATCAGCAGGTACAGATTGTCGACAAGATCAAGCAGCTCGTGGTTAATTCTGATCAGGGCCGCCACTGTTTCCATTTTCGATCTCATCTTTCTCCTCTGGAGTTATCCACCCCTTATTGACTGCGACCTGCAGACCATTAGAGTCAATCCTGCCTTCTTCGTATAATCTTTTCAGTCTGTTATACAATCTCGTCACCTCCCAGCATTGATACCACAATATCATCTATGGCGTTTGAGTTTCCCTCTATTAGAAGTCTTAAGGCATCGTCTATCCTTTTGAATTTGTCATTGTATTTGTCTTCTAGCATTTTGAACTGTTTTGTTATTTGTTCATCCGTCATTTTTCCGCCTCCTTTTTCTCTTTTCCATTCTTCGCATTACTTCCCTGTGCATTTCTTTTCCGAATAATTCTTTGAATGTCCTGTCCATATTTCTCGCTGTCATTTCGGAATTGTATTTCTCCGCGTAGCTTCGCCAGCAGTCATACGACTGGATTATGGATTCTTCCTTTATTTCTCCTGCGTCAAGGAGCTTCCTGTACTTTCTCAGTCTTCTCCGCTGGTTCACGATATTCTTCTTCGACAGCCTGACCACGACCTTGCCTGAAACAGTCAGTAGAAATCTTTTCTTAAGGAATGTGAACACCTGTCTGTCCTTGAACTTTATAAGCTTCACTCTTTTTGCATTGAGCGTTATTCCAAGTTCCTGACAGCGATTATCTATCTCCTGCAGACAATGTTTCAGATGTTCAATATCTTCATGAATGAGATAGCTGTCATCGTTATATCGTCCATACCCCTTAATATGCAGCTGTTCCTTAATGTATTTATCCAGCTTATACGTTGGGTAAAATATGGCTGATATCTGAGATATCTCACTGCCAAGGCCAAGGCCTCTGTCGCCGTCAAAGCAGTTTACAAAGTATGCTGCAAGCTTCATTACTTTTTCGTCCTCAATTTCTGCAGACAGCATTTTTATCAGCTTGTCGTGAGGAATGCTTGGGAAGTATCCTTTAAAATCGATAATGAGTATTCCACCCTTTAGTCCGTGTTTTCTATAATGCCTGTGCAGGTGCTCTTTCAGTCTGTCTATAGCGAACTCTGTGCCTTTGCCTTTCAGCGTAGCCGAGTTGTCATATATCATCTTAGGTGTGAGTGCCGGCTTCAAGGCATTGTTGCAAAGCGACTTTTGAACCGTTCGCTCTGATATGTGCACCGACTGGATCTTTCTGCGTTTACCACGCTCGCTGATCTCAAAGGTGTTAAATCCTCTGCTTTCATATTCTTCTTCCTGCAGGTCCCGGGACAGGCTTGCTGCCCATCGCAGCACGTTTACTTCAAACATCTGCGTTGATGCTTTCCATCGCGTCCCCCTGCAGCAGGCTATGCCCGCCTGCAGAATTTTGTCAAATGATATAACGTCATTAATTGTTGGCGCCGTATGCGGTGCTCCCGCCGCTGCAGTCTCCTCTGAGGTGCAGACTACGGCGCAATTTCGGCTTTCGCCCCGGTTATTGTTCTCCTGTATCTTTTCATTTTTCATGGCTTTAATTTCGCTTTCGCTACTTTTCCTGCCAAAACAGATATATCCGAAAGGGGCCAGTCCATTAGTGTTCGACGCGTTGTTGTTGTTGGCGTTGCCGTTCGAGTTGACTTTGCAGAAATTAGTCGAATTGCTCGAATTAGGAGAACGCTCCCACCAGTTGGCCGCGCTTAAGCAGAACATAACCGCTATATTAATTACTTAATATACTTTTTATAAATTTGCGCATCGTTCTTTATTATGCCTTTGGTCTTCCTGATTATCGCCTCAACCTTGGAGCCTATATATTCCTCCTGATTGTTGAGCTTCTGGTTTGACTCCTGTCCATTGTTACGGACAAGCTCGATGAATATGTACGCTGTCGTTGACAGATGTTCAAGAAGTCCTACGGCTTCTTTGAGATGTACACGTCTTTGTCTGAATTCAGCTTCCGTTGCGGTCTTGCCAATGAATATAGAATTGGCGACCTGCAGATGTGACAGAGCTTCAAGCCCTGTCTTGATCAGATGGTCGCCGTATGTTTTTCTATATTTCGTTTCTTTCTTCATTACTATCTCGCCAAGCTTACAGTTCAGCTCAAAGCAGTAGTATATATAGTCTGCAGATGAAGTGGACCTCTTCCACGTTGGTACGCTCAAGCTGTTCTCCTTTCCGGCAGCATTCGCTGCCGATTATGCGATATTAGATACAGCCGAAAGGGGCCAGTCCATAAG